GGCTTGGCCCATCTAAAGGAGTACCAGTGCTGGCGCAGGCAGGGCTTACCAATGGCAGAGGCGCCAAGGTAAGGGCGCTGCGCTTCCGCGCCATACTTTGCCTTGTAGTAGGCAAAGATGGCATCGGCCACAGGATCAGTAACTGATTGTGGAAGCAGGGCCATGTCAGCCTTTCCGTGCCCATGCGGGTGCTTTAGACTTGGCGGCTTCTTGCTCGGCTGTTGGCCATGCAGGCGTGTCGGCTACTGGCGCGGGTGCAGCAGCTGGTGCGCTAAAACTACCGGCAGATTCATAACCTTTGATGTTGTTGCTGGCCTTGTACTGGCCTTGTGCCTCACGCACAGTCACGCTGATGCGAACTGGCTTGAAGTGCAGGGCAGCAGTGTCCATCAACTTGATCACATTCACAGCATGGCAAAGCGCAGACAACTGGCTTTGTGCAATGCGCTGTGTGTCTTCGTTGCTGTGGCGAATGTTGAGGTTCTCCCAAACCTTGCGGCCTTTGAACTGGCCATCCATGATTTCAAAAGTCAACTTTAAACCCTCGCCATTGCCAGACTTCAATGGCTGCACATCGGACTCGGTGATGTGTGCCAGGTATGTGCCAGCAGGCAGTGGGCCTGTAGATGCTTGGGGTGCGACTTGGGATGCGTCAAAATTAAACTGAGCCATGATAAATTTCCTAAAAAGTTAAGTTACGAACTGGGGTGATCAAGACTGCGCTTGGGTAAGCGCTGCTTGGAATGCCGTCCAGTCAAGCGGCATATTTTGAAGGCCAAAGCGGTTACCACCGCAATGAGCCGGATGGGGTTCAACGTGCAAGATGCGCTCACCAGTCGTGGTGGCCTTGGTTTCTTTCTTAGAGAACCCTGCGTCTGTCTTGCTCGTAAAGATGCGGTAGCCTGCGTAGCCAATAACGTCAGCCCATTCTTGCACCAAGCCAGCGGCCTTGTCGTGCAGTTTAAGGACATGGCTGTCATAGCCTTCAGTCAGCGGGTCTTCGATGCGCTTGATCTTGTCGTGCGCAATCAAGATGATGCCCATGCCCTTGGCAGAGCGCAAGACCTCAAGGCCAGAGAGCAAATTGCGCCATTCTTCAGCAGCGGCCACATAGCCCTTACCAAAGCCTGGCTGCTCGATGTTCTTCCAGTTGTTCTGCTTGCACACATACTCTTGGATCATTGGCTCTAACCAGTCAAGCGAGTCAATGAACAGGGTTTGGAAGTCATGCTGTTGGTTGATCAGCGTGTCAATGGCCGCATAGACTTCGGGCAGACTGGATGCCAAAGGGAAGGCGTTTGCGTCTACAGCGTCAGCGCCGTCTTCGGTCAAGATGCCAATGGCGTTGGGCGCCATGGCCGCAAAGGTTGTCTTGCCAATCTTGCCTTGGCCAACCACAACAATCTTGGGTGAGCGTACACGTTTAGTCTTGGAGATGGAGGATAGATCGAATGCCATGTTAGTCTTTCAGTTCAATGGATGGTTTTGCGGGTTTGCTAGTGATGAACACGGCAGCCTTGTTGTAGGCAGCGGGATCCATTTCGGAGAGTGTGCGAAGGTAAGCCAAGTTGACTTCGGCCTTCCATCTGAATGCACGCTGGGCGTTGTCTGGCAGATCGTCATAGTCGGCTGCCAAATGATCGGTGTTTACCGTACGGTTGAGCTTCCAAGTGATGGTGAAGTCTTCGTCATTGTGTGAGCCTTCATTGCTCTCAGGCTTGGCGAACTGCTCGGTGATCAAGCCCTCGATGCGCAGGCGCTCATTCTTGGCGTCCAGTTCGGCCTGTTTAGCCTGGCGCAGTTGCGCCACCAAATTAGTAATTGACATTTTTAAAGTCCTCAAGTGCTGTGGTTGTGATGTGATCAACTAGGCCCTGCATGAGCAAATGGCCAATGTCAACGTCTGTGCCTCTGATGTAGGCGCTGACCAGTTCCATAGTTTCAGGGTAGTCAGGCTCATTGGATAAGCCATGGCTGTCAAGTGAGCCAAGTTCTTCAGGGATATATTCCAAGTGGCAAACAAGATCGACACCTTCGAGTTCGCACTCAAATTCAATGATTCCTTGGGGGCAGGCGGGTGTGGGTTTCATGTTCTGAACTTTGAATATTGGTTAAGCAGTTTGAACACATTGATGGGGTAACGGCGGCGCCCTTCTTTTTCCCACTCGATGACAATGGTGTCGTTGTCATAGCGCCAACATCCGTCTTCAGTCAAATTGTCTTTTGTGTAAAGGTAGGCGCGGGACAAAGCTGGCTTACCTTCACAAGGTTCATTCAAGATGACAATTTTGCCGCCTGCATTATTGTCAGTCTCGGCAAATGGGTTGGCGCATACGCTGGTAATGGCCAGTGCAGCTGTAATTGTGATGATTAAATTTTTCATGCTGACCACCATGCAACGAGTAGGACGGCCATGCCAACGCCGATAGCGATGGCGAGAATGAAATCAAGGACTGCTTCGCCACGGGCGTTGAGCTTGGCGTTTTTGACTTCGGGGTAGTGAAAGTATTTGCTGTGTTTCATGTGTTTCCTTTGGCCTTTTGGCGTGATGCCAACAAACTATTTCGTTGGCATGTGTGTGACTTTAGCATGGTTTGTGTTAATATTCCCATCACTTTGCAAATATTTTTACGAAAAGGTGGTTTTTATGTTGAATCTGGAAGAAATTAAGTTGAGATTGGTAGATGCCAACCTCAAGAAAGTTGCTGAAAAAGCAGGCATCCATGAGGCGAGGGTTTACCGGCTAATGTCGGGCGAGACTGAGCCAATGTATGAGACTGTTAAGGCGCTGAGTGATTACTTAGAGGGTAAAGAGGCAGTCAATTGAAACAACATCTTTATGCCTGCCTGTTTTCCAATGGCGTTATCAAAATTGGCCGGTCATCTAGCCCTAAGTCACGCATTACCCAGCACGAAATTCGGCTTTCAGTGGTTGGAATTTATTTAATTCAATCCCACTTTTCTGAGTGCAATGGCGATGTTGTCAGGGCTGAATGTGGCTTAATCCGCAAATGTGATGATGTGCCAGGCGCATACAAGCGTGCCAATGAATGGTTTGAAAACCTTGTGTTTGCTGATGTTTGTCAATGGATTGACGAATTTTGCAAACAAGATTTTGAACAGCGTTTTATAGAGTTTTTACCCTCTTACGATCCAATGATTGATGCTAAATTGCGTCAAGAAATAGCGGCCCAGATTGGGCTGAATGAGCAATACATTTACCAATGTTTGACTGGAAGAAGAAACATGAAACCAATACAAGCCACCGCAATCGAGAAAATAACCAATGGTGCAATTAGCAGAAAAATGGTTTGTCGCACCAGCTGGCAGTCTATTTGGCCAGAGCTGGTGGAGGCAAAAGCATGAGCAATTTAACTTCTATTTTCCCTAACGGCTTTGCGGCTGCCACAGAAAGCCAAGACTTGATCAACCCAGAGGAATCGTTTCGCCGGCATTGCGAGGCTGCTGGGTTGTTGATCAAAGACCAGATCATTGCTGACGGTGAGATTCACCGTGTGGCGCATGTGTCAAGCAAGAAGGGTGCGCTTGATGGCTGGTACATCTTGCACACCAGTGGCAAAGTGCCAGTGGGCATTGCAGGCTGTTGGAAGGAGCCAGTGTTTGAGAGCAAATGGATTGCAGATACTGGCCGTGCAATGTCGTTCACTGAGCGCTTTGAACATGACAAGTGGGTGGCAGAGGTTAAAGCCAAGAAAGATGCAGACAGACTGGCCTCGCAGGCGGTGGCCGCAGAGCGTGCAGAGGATGAGGTAGGAACGTATGCGGATGCAAGCAATGACCATCCATACCTTGTGCGGAAGCATGTTGGCGCCAACGGGATCAAGATTGATCGTGCAGGCAGATTGGTTGTGCCGGTGATCAATCAGGCAGGCGAGATATTGAGTTACCAAACCATTGATGCAGATGGCAACAAGCGGTTCCTCAAAGGCGGCAAGATCGAGGGCGGGTTTTACGAACTGCGTGGTAATCGCAAAATCGTGTTCATTGGTGAGGGCTTTGCCACATGTGCATCCATCCATGAGGCAACGGGCTACACCGTGTTGGTGGCGTTTGACTGCGGTAACTTGGCCAAGGTGGCCAAGAGCGCCAAGGAAATGTTCCCAGGCTCCAAAATCGTGATCGGCGCAGACAATGACCAGTTTACCGAAGGCAACCCTGGCGTGACTAAGGGCAGAGCAGCTGCGGCATTGGTGTTTGGTGAGATTGTGTACCCATCATTCTCAGACTCAGACATGGTGGACAATAAGCCTACGGACTTCAATGACTTGCATTGCTTGCAAGGCCTTGATGCTGTTAAAGAGCAGATCGAGCGCGTGGCAGGGCCAATGAAAGACAAACTGGCGTTTGAGTTCAGTCGGGCAGACAGCCTGCAACTCACGCAAATCAAGTGGATCGTGGATGATTACATCGAGGCAGACTCGCTGGCGCAAGTGTTTGGTGATCCAGGCGGCGGTAAGTCCTTCGTCTCCATCGACATTGCCTGCTGCGTGGCCACAGGCCGTGCCTGGCATGGCCATGAGGTCAAGCAAGGCAGCGTGTTCTACATTGCCGGCGAAGGCCACAATGGTTTGGCCAGACGTTTCAAGGCATGGCAGATTGGCAACGGCCAAACCTTAGACGGTGCGCCACTGTACAAGAGCCACCGTGCTGCGCAGTTGTATGACGCCACTGAAGCTGCCGTGGTGGCCGAGTCAATCAAAGAGCTGTCTGCGCAGGCGGGAACCGTGCCCAGCTTAATCATTATTGATACTTTGGCGCGTAACCATGGCGGCGATGAGAACAGCACGCAAGACATGAATGCGTTCATTCAGCACCTTGATACTTACTTGCGCCAACCATGGAACTGCTGCGTTCTGGTGGTGCATCACTCTGGCGTGGCTGACAAGGATAGGTCTAGGGGTAGCACAGCTCTGAAGGGTGCATTGGATGCGGAATACCGATGCCAGCTGGATTCGGGAACAAAGACCATAGCGTTTGAGTCCAAGAAGATGAAGGATGCAGAGATGCCTGCGCCAAAGAACTTCCAGATCACCCAAGTTGACTTGCCAATTCAAGACAAGCACGGTCTGGCGGTTAAAGGTGCGTATCTCACAGCTGTGGACATCAGCGGCCTGATGGGCAACATCCAAAAGCGGGTGATCTTGTCAGGCAACCAGCGCATTGCGCTGAACTGCCTGGTGGCCATCGAAGCCAAGCGAGCCAGCGAAGGTGTTGAGGGTTTTGCGGCCATGGCTGACTACGATCAATGGCGTGAAAGCGCCAAAGAACATGGTCTAAATTCACGCCGGTTTAAGGAATGCTTGGATGCGCTGATTAAGAAATCCATGGTTTTGGAGAATGCCGGCATGTACCGAACCGTACCGAAAGTTGAGTCAAGTGAGCCAGTTTGAAACAAAGTTACTATGGGCTTGTACCGAAATGTACCGAAATGGTAATTTGGTTACGATCAAAAAGTACCGAACTGTACCGAAATGTACCGGATTCGGTACATCGGTACATGGCAAATGTACCGAACCGTGTACCGAAATGTACCGAAACGTACCGAAATGTACCGAAGCACCCCCCCTCTGGTGTACCGAAACGTACCGAACGTATCTACAGATACGTTCAGGTTCGGTACATAAAGGGGTTCGGTACATCCGCACTTTGGGCAGGGGGTTGGTGTGATTGAAGTTGAGATGGACATGAAGATCGTGTCGGTGGCCAACATGCGGTTGCATTGGGCGGCCAAAGCCAGGCTAACCAAAAGCCAACGGCAAAAGACTAGGATGGCCTTGGCAGCTGTCGCACAGTCCTATGGCGTGGAGATACTGCCGGTCACCGTGGTGTTGACCAGAGTGGCTCCAAGAAAGCTGGATGGCGACAACTTACAGTCTGGATTCAAAGCGATCAGGGACGGTGTGGCTGACTGGCTTGGCGTGGATGACGGCAGTGACATGATCGAGTGGCAGTACAACCAACGGTCTGGTGGGCCGAATGTGTACAAGGTTGAGATCGAGGTGATAACATGACGGTGTGCGCAGTTGCCATTGCCGCACCTTCGGGGAAAGCGCCAGTTGGTGTGAGTACCTTCTTTTTTTAAGGAGTTTACAAGTGACTGATAACTTGGCGTCAGAAATGACAGTGCAAAGAGAAGGCCCAGGCCGTCCAGCTTTGTTTCCGGCAGAACATGAGGCTTGGCAAAATATCCTGCGTGGCATCTCAGAAGGCAAAAGCCTGACCAGCACCCTCAGAGCCGAGGGAATGCCTAGTTACTCGCTGGCGCGTCAAATGATCAAGAACAACCCAGAGTTCAGGGCGGCTTACGAAAAGGCCGTAGAAGACCGCGCAGACCGTTTGGCAGAGGAAATCATTGAGTTGTCAGACAAAGAGCTTCCAGATGGCTTAGAAGGCTCTATGGCCAGTGCTTGGGTTCAACAGAAACGTCTGCAAGTTGAAGCACGCAAATGGGTGGCTGCCAAACTTAAACCGAAAACCTACGGTGACCGCATTGATGTTGCCGTGACCGATCACAGGATTAGCGTCATGGATGCGCTGACACAAGCCAAACAGCGCGTGTTGATGGATAACAGTAACGTGGTAGATGTGGAAGCGAAGCAGGCGTAATCGGGAAGGTTATGCGCTTTTTGCATAAAAATTGTACGGTTACGCGCACGCGCGCACGTTGCGTAAACGCAACGAAAAGAAAGCCAAACAACAAGAAAAGCATCATCTGCTTTATACAATGACCATTATGTTAAGTTGACCATAAGTTATCCACAGAAAAAATACTACTCAGGAATTACAGTTTGATTTATCCACAGGCAACTGTGGACAACTGTGGACAAACCCCTGTGGACAAGCGCCTAGCGGCCTGCCCAGCCGGCCGAGGGGAGGGGGTAGGGCCGGCGGGGAAAGGTCACAGGAACGGTAGCCCCGCGAACATTTTTTATTTTATTTTTTCAAAAAATCATTTACCATCCTCCCCAATGCAAACCACAATCTACAAGCCCGAAGACGAACAAGAGTTGATGGCCACTCTGTGGACGCCGGCCATTGCCGATGACCCAGAGGCGTTTGTGCTGTTTGCTTTCCCTTGGGGTCAGGAAAATACACCCCTTCAAAACTTCAAAGGCCCACGCAAGTGGCAGCGCGAAGTCCTAAGAGAAATCACCCAGCACATCAAAAACAACCAGGGCAAAGTAGACTTCAACACCCTGCGCAGCGCGGTGTCCTCTGGCCGTGGTATTGGCAAATCAGCCCTCGTGTCCTGGCTCACCATTTGGATGCTCTCTACCCGCATTGGATCGACAACGATCATTTCGGCCAACAGCGAAGCCCAGCTCAGAGCAGTCACATGGGCCGAGATCACAAAGTGGTTGGCCATGAGTATTAACAGTCACTGGTTTGAGGTTGCGGCCACCAAGATCACCCCTGCTGCCTGGCTGACTGAACTGGTTGAAAAAGACCTTAAAAAAGGCACACGGTATTGGGCTGTTGAGGGCCGTCTGTGGTCAGCAGAGAACCCAGATGCTTACGCTGGTGTCCACAACTTTGATGGTGTGATGGTGATCTTTGACGAGGCCAGTGGTATTGATGACTCGATCTGGGCTGTGACGGCTGGTTTCTTTACTGAGAACACACCGAACCGCCTTTGGCTGGCTTTTTCCAATCCACGCCGAAACACTGGCTACTTTTATGAGTGCTTTAACTCCAAGCGCGACTTCTGGAGTAACAAGGTGGTGGACGCACGCACCGTAGAAGGCACTGACAAGGCGGTGTATCAGAACATTATTGACGAATACGGCCCCGACAGCTCTCAAGCCCACGTTGAGGTCTATGGCATGTTCCCATCTGAGGGTGATGACCAGTTTATACCGGCTGACATTGTGGATGAGGCCATGGCACGGCCCAAATACAAGGATCAGACAGCCCCCATCATCATTGGCGTTGACCCTGCCCGATTTGGCGCTGACGCAACGGTGATTGCCATTCGCCAAGGGCGCGACATTGTGCGGATTGACCGCCATCGAGGTGATGACACCATGACTGTGGTTGGCCACATCATTGAGGCCATCGAGGAATTCAGCCCTGCCCTAGTGGTCATTGACGAAGGTGGGCTTGGCGCTGGCATTGTTGACCGCCTGAAAGAGCAAAGGTACAAGATCAAGGGTGTGAACTTTGGCAATAAGTCGGCCAACCCCATCATGTATGGCAATAAACGCGCTGAGATGTGGGGCAAAATGAAGGAATGGCTAAGAACCGCAAGTATTCCGAAGGATAGGTTCTTGAAAACTGATTTGGTTTCGCCTATGATCAAGCCAGATTCGAGGGGCACTATATTTTTGGAGTCAAAGAAGGACATGAAAGCCAGAGGTTTGGCCAGTCCTGACGCAGCTGACGCAATATGCGTGACGTTTGCGTTTCCTGTGGCTCATAGGGAATATACTGCGAAGGAAAGAACCCGCGCATATTCTGACCGCACGGCAGTTGCAACTTCATGGATGGGAAGTTAGATGGCTACAAAGAAAAATGTCTCTCTTAGCGTTGGCCGTGGCGAAAAACTGCCAGTGTCCAAGGGTGCTGGCTTGACCGCCAAAGGGCGCGAGAAGTACAATCGAGAAACTGGCAGCAATCTCAAAGCGCCAGCGCCTAATCCAAAAACAAAAGCAGATCAGGGGCGCAAGGATTCATTTTGTGCAAGAATGGGCGCAGTAGCGGCCAACGCCAAAGATGGCGAACGCGCTAAAGCGGCTCTTAAACGATGGAAGTGTTAATCATGGCTACTAAACCCGGACTTTATGCCAACATTCACGCAAAACAGGCTCGCATTAAAGCTGGCTCTGGCGAAAAGATGAACAAGCCTGGCTCCAAGGCAGCGCCTTCGGCCAAAGACTTTAAAGAATCTGCCAAAACAGCGAAGAAGAAATAATCATGCCACTGGTTAAATCAAAATCACCCGAAGCCTTTCGCAAGAACGTCAAAGCTGAAGTTAAAGCTGGCAAGCCTGTCAAGCAGGCTGTTGCCATCGCGTATTCAGTCAAACGTGAAGCAGAAAAGAAGAAAAAATAATGGCTGATCCAACCGGAATGGTCGCGGCGGCTAATGTAGCG